CGCCACCGACAGGCTGCCCTTCAAAAACGTTGTATCTCATATCATCTTCCTCCATATCGAAGTGCTGGGCCTCGCCGCCTTCGTCTTCATCATCGTTTTCTTCTCCGCCAGCATTCTTAAGCTCGCTGGCGTGCTGAACAGCATAATTGAATGCTGCATATACTACATCCTGATCTTCTTTTGAAAGGGATCCTATAATCGCTTCGAGGTCCCTTGTCTGTCCGCCTTCTTTGGCCACTTCCTTTTCCTCCGTTTCAGCGTGCTCAAGAGTGTCGTCTCCATCAAAGTCGTCATCCTCGAGTTCGCCGCCATCAATATCATCAAACTGCTCATTAAGGTAGATAACCGCTTCGTCTGCATCCCAGTCGGTTTCCATGCTGCCATCAGCATGTTCGATAACAGGAAACTCAATAACAGCGCCATCATTTGCCCCAGCCAGAACAAGAGACACTTCACGAATACGTCCATGTGTGACATTTCCATTTCTCTCTTTGAGCTGGTTTGCATAGATACTTAATGCTGTAAGATCGCCGTGTCGAACTGCTTCTTTCGCCCTCTGAGCATCTTCTGAATCGTTGAAGGAACCATAGGCGTACATACCTTCTTTTCTATTCTCCAAAAGAGCATGTCCAAGAACATTGTTTATGTCTTTGTGATTGTGCATAAAGACAAGCGGAACGATCTTACCATCACATTCCTTAAAAGCGTCTCGACGAATCGTTCTACCGTCTGAGCATCTAATATCGTTCTTGGAGGCCCATCCGGCGAAGTCGTATTTAAACCCCATTTTGATTTCCTCCTTGAGTTTTCTTAGAAAGCAGTTTCTTCACGGCAGCCGCATTTACCTCATCTGCTGGTTTACCTTGATCTTCTACTTTCTGGTTAATATTCTTATTACGCAATTCATCAGCGCCTTCCTGAGTAGACGGCTTGAATCCGATAATCTGTCGCACCTCGTTAGAGCTGAGAATCTCATTACGAGTAAACTTATCGGCGATATCGGCCATCTGGTTAACCGGTACTAACCGGAACGCATCACGGAAGAACACAATACTCTGCCCTTGTGTCCTCGCTGTCGGAGTAAGAAACTTCCAACGCATAGCATCAACAATGGCCGAGATCATAGGTTCAATAGTACGATTATGGTAATTTAGCATTTCTGTTTCATTGGCTGTACCATTGAAGACTGCCTCACCCATTCCCAGCTGGTTGTAGAGCATGTCCTTATACATTTGGACCTGTTCAAGGAGTTTGTTCTCGATAGCTCGATTGAGCTGTGTGATGTGCTCGGTACCGTCTATATAGGCAATACCATATTTGGAATTTGCTAATTGATCTTCTATTGCGCGTCGGCGTTGTTCAGCTAATGCCTGCTTCGCCGGCGTTTTTGTCATGTATGGGAGCTGTATAATCAAATCCAGTTTACCAGAAGCGGACAATTCATCGATCGAATCGAGCAAGTTAAGCTTCCTGATCAGTCGCTGTAAGGTCGAATTATACTGATTCATTACAGCGTAAAGCGGATTTTCAACAATTGCTACGAAATCTTTCTTAAGAATGAGTTCTTCTCGTTTACCGGTTTTTTCATTATACAGATCGACTCGTACTTCTGTCGGGAACCATTCAAGAATACGACCGCATCGAAGTTCAATCGGGTCAAAACTCCTTGCGTTCGGGTTGTAGTCGCATTCAACAGGAACAATAGCTACAACACCTTCATCCATCATAGTCATAGCGACGTCTTGTATAAATGCTCGACCTGTTTGGTCTACATTGGCTGCAAGATTAAAGCACGAATTTAGATTTGAATTTATTGGTTCTTTATAGCGACCATTCTCATCGAGCCTTGCGTGCTCAATTTTTATGGAGGCCACATCAATGGCGATTCGGTTATAGATCGCCGATACCATGGATCGCTCATTGCCGTAATGCAATCGCTTACGATCAGGCCTGGTTGAGCTTCCATATTCATGTCGCACAGTCGGATCGCGCCCCATAAAGGCATTCCAGGCGTGTGCCAGTCTATCACCTAACCCCATTTTGATTTACCTCCGAGTAGATGTCTTTCCTCGTCCGCTGCCGACTCTTCCTATGCTACTAGTTTGACCGGAAGCGTATTTCTTACGACCGGAGCCAGCCAATCGATTCTTTTTAGCCGTAGCGCTAGCCTTAGCTGCCTGCTTTCTTTTGTCTCTTCTATCACGAGCCAGCTTTTCATTGTGCGCATCTGTCGCATTTGTTGTAGAAGAGTTGGTCGTTACACGTGCTGTAGCTCTGGCGTAATCGCTACCCATTGACGTAAGTGCCTGCTCGCGTTCACGTCTCGCGAGTTCCGCTTTTGCTGCGGATTTAAGCTGACCAACAGAGGATTTAGCATATCTGGTTAGTTCATTAACTGGGAGCTTACCAGATCGAATCTTTGCTTTTGCTTCGTTAATAGCTTTCTCACGTCTACGTTCAGCGAGGTGAGCAGCGTTACGGTTCCGATTTTCAGCCAACGTAGCACTCTGAGCCCGCTTTGCTGTAGCGGCATTTCGAACTAAATAACTTGCTAATTTTGCATCTCTTGCTGCTTCGAATGCTTCTGCTTTTGCTGTATTACCGTGTGCTCGAGCAGACTCGGCCTTCTTGTCAAACTTCTTGGCCATTCTCAAACGTATAGCTTCGTCGCGCTTCTCTTTAGCCCTCAAATTATTGAGCTCTTCAGCCTCTGCGCGTTCGCGAATATTCTGTCGATCGCCGGATTGACCAGAACCGTAAATCAATACCCCATTTTGAATTTCAAAAGCGTCCTGTGCGAGCGCTTCTTTATACTTAGCAATCTTCTTCATATTACGCTTTGCTCCATGTCCGGCAACGATTCCTGCAACTGTGTATGCAGCATAATTTGACGATGCTGCTATTGAACTAACGACCGCGGCACCTGCTGCAATTCCTGCCGGCCCGGCAGGGACACCCACCATCGCACCAGCAACAGCACCTAGAATACCCATACCTACAGACATCGGAGTTCTAACGCGCTCATATTGACCACGAGATGCATTTGCTGCTGTAAGTTTACGTTCCTCGAGGGCTAGTTTCTTCTGATAATGTTTTCGCCCCTTGTCAGTCAGCGAGCCATCCGCATTCTGGAAACGACGGACACCCCACTTCTGACCCTTAATTCCGTGATGCTCGAGGTAATCTGCGTACATATCTTCGCCTATTGCTGAGTGCTTAGCATTCTTCTTTTTCTTAGAGCTATCGTCATCGTCATGTATAGTTTTTCTAAGTTCAGAAATTGTGTCAATGCGATAACCAATCTCACTATCCAAGGCGTCGGCTATATTGTTTAAATCGGCTTCTCTACGATCAAGATTATCTTTTCGCTCTTTTAACTTGTTCATAACTTCAACCGCATCTTTTGCTGCGGACTTGAGTTTCTCCTCTCGTTCAGAAGCAGCCTTATCACGCCGATTAAGATCTTCATCACGTGCATCCTGTTCGGATTGTCTCTGTTTAGAAACTTTAAGGAGAGCATCATAACGCGTATTCACATAATCTTCACGCTGCTTAAGATCAGATTCTCTAGAATCTAGATCAGCTTTCCGCTTAGTATAGATAGCTTCCTGTGCGTCTTGACGTTTGGCTTCATTTTCCACCTGTTTCTTAGAACCGCCGCCTCCGCCATCGTTTGGTGGGTTATCATCGTTTGGCGGTTTATTAGATGTCTTTTCGCTAGTTTTTGCTTTCGTACCTGCGTCAGAGGCTTTCTTGCCAATGTCGAGCTTTTCTTTATAGTCCTTAAGGGCTGATAAACCGTCAGAAATAGCCTTGACTGCCTTACCACCAGTCTGAAGCGCATTCATAGTTTTTACCGCTGCATCACTGTATGCCGAGATAGTTTTTGCAATTTCCTGACCGTGTCTAAGACCGGCATTGCGCATGTCATCTTCGATTTTGAAACGTTTCTCGAGTCGCTCGAGCTCCTCGTTTGTAAACATCTTCTTATTTTTAAGAACACCTTCTCTTGTCTGAGAGGCCTTCTCTTTCTTCTTAGCATAGGCGTTATCCTTGGCTTTCTTTACTCCTGCCTTAGCGGCTGACGCTGTAGCAGAGCCAAGTTTTTTGCCCGCTTTAAAAGCAGCCTTAGCAGCACCCGTTACGCCGTAACGAATACGCCCAGCCGTTGTTAATGAACCATCGGGATTCTGGAATCTTCGAACACCCCATTTCTGGTTCTTTATGCCGTGATGCTCCAAATAGGAGGAGTCACCAAGAACAAGTGTATTTCCGTAAATATAATTCATGTTTCCTCCTATTGATGAATGTTTTACTTTCTTACCTTTATAGCTGTACTTAACCCACCCCTGAGCTGACTCTTTTTTCGATCTACGTTCGAAACCAGATCGCTCTGCTGCTTTTTGAGAAGCAATGTTTTCGGCTTTGGCATACCATTCCATCCGATCGTACTCTTTTGAACCGTATCGATCAAACCATCTTACGATATCCTTACCAAGTTCCACGCTATGGCCTTGGCCTCGATAATTACTGTTAACCGCCAAATCTATAGCTAAAATATTTACGATTTTTTTACCTCGACCGACTGCGGTTTGATACCCAGTAGCCGCTATATAACCAACTGCATCGCCATTCTTATAGCGAACCCGATTATACTGATCATAATCTGTATGTCGTCTACCAAGATCTTTAAAATCGTCTTTTCGATTTACTTCGATCTCTTCTTTTTCGTAACCAAGAAGATTCAAATCCCTGTCGCTTAAAGATCTATAAACTTGACGAATTCCCTCTTCATTACGACTTAGCCTAATGGCTTTTAATTGTTTCTTGCCAAGCGCAGTTCTAGTCCCATCAGGATTCTGATAACGTCTGACTCCCCATTTTTGACCTTTTACGCCATGATGCGCTAATGAACTCATTCAAATGCCTCCTTGTTAACTTTATAGGCGACATATGCATCCATCATGGCGGACACGTTGTCTATTTTTTCATCGTAACGTCTCTTCAACAGCTTTCGATTGCCATTGGTATCCTCGACCACGATGCAATGTCCCATACAAAAAGACATGAGCTCCTCATCGAACAACAACAGTCGATCTTCAGCC